AAGCCTCATCTGAAAACTCTAATGGTTTACCGTCTTCAATTCTTTTGGCTCTCATTACAGAGTTAATGTCTGCAATTTCGTAAAGGTCGGCAGGTGCGTTCTTAGATAATCTATCTAATGCTGGTAAATAGCCCTTATCAGCAAGTATTAAATCTTTAACTGTGTTTGGGTCAGTAGCCCTCTGTATTGGACCAAATAAATTTTCGTTGTTTGTATACTTTGTAAGTATTGTGGACACGTCATCAATGTTAGATGTAGCAGCCAACTTTGCAATATCATTACCAATGGCTGTTTGTCTGCCAGATGCAGCGCTACTTTGGGTAAACAAAATTCCATCATCAATATCTTTTTCAACTTTAGAAAGATTTTTGACTCGTGTAGTAAGTCCAGCCTTACGAGCACCTAAAGAACCTACCTTAGCAGCGGTACCAAATGCGCCAGTCAATGCTATATTAGATACTGTAAAATCTGTTAAGCCAGTAAAATATCTTCCAACTGTATTGTCAACAAATGCTTTTTCAATATCATCATCATTCCATAAATCAACTTTATCTAAATCAATTCCACCTTTATCAAAAACAATATTTGCAATAGGCTTAATCATTGATAAATCTGACTTAGTTAATGCTTGAGCAAGGCTTACTTCTTCGGAACGTTTGTATGCCTCTATAACATCTGATACTTGAAAGCCTTTTTCAAACTCACCTTTTTGATATAATGGGGAGTCGACATCTGTTAATAGTCCATAAGTTGCAATTGGGCGAGTTACATATGGAGAAATAACTTCATCGTGAAGTTTTACTCCAGCCTTTAATACTAGGTCATTGCTTGTTGCTTGATTTTTTACTGAGTACTTTAAATTTTCTTTAACAATATTTTGTGCTTCTTGTTCTAGGCCAAGAGCACTTAATTGTTTGCTTGTTCCAATATCAACAGCAGCAGGAAGAATTATGTTTGAAACAGCCTGAGATGGTGAACCAAAATTACCAGTAAATGTACCTGCCAAATATTCAGCAGTGTTACCAATAAAACCACCGACGGGTTTGGCGATATTGTCTAGGAAACTATTCCATAATGACATTATATCTCCTTAAATTCTTTTACGACTAGGTGCACTGCCTTGTGGTTGTTCTTGTGTAATTGCTTCAATAAAAGCATCCCTATCATCTACTGAGTCCCAAGGAACTAATGATAGTTTCATAATAATTCCTAGGTTTTGATAACCTAAAGAATTTGCAAACTTATCAACATTGTCAAATAAACTACCAGGAGCAAAGGCACTCATTGCATCTCTTTTATGACAAAACTTAAAAACTGCTTATATGAATCTGGAGCGTCTGGTGCTTGGGCAGCAGCCACTAGAGATGGCATATACTTGTTAATAATATCTTTGTTTTCAATTAATCTTTCATCGCTACGAAGTGAGGCTGGTAATACACTCTCGCCTGCTCCACGACCAAAGTTAACACCAGTAGATTGTGGTTCCATTGGGTTTTGAGTATCATCTAATAAAGTTCTGATACTGCTCATATCAAATGCTGGTGTTCCTTCTGCTTTAGCCAATTTTGCTCCACCTTGTTGTGCCATAGTTTCTACTCCAGTAGAACCTAAACTTTTCATATCTGGAATGTACATATTTGGTTGACCATCTTTGCTACCAGCCCCGCCAGTTGCTGATACGCCAAAGTTGTTTTGTGGAGAATCAGGTTGGTTACCACCACTGTTTTCGTTACCAGCCATCGTTCCTCCTACTTAATTTTTTTAGGTTGTTCTTTTGATATGTATGGTCCTGCTGTAAATGCGGTAAGTTTAGATGCAATCTCCATTGCTTGGTATGCGTCTGCTCCAGCATATAAAGCGCCTAGCGCATATGGTGCGCCTGAGCCTGCAGCATATACTCCATCTGCAGATTTACTTATTGATAACTCTTGGTCAACATCAAAGATTTCTCCACCAACAGCCATAATAAACTGAAAGCGAGTTTCTTTTGTATCTTCATCAAAGTTGTAGCCATTATCTGTCATACACTTACGCAGAGATGGCATAGCCTTTACAATCATAAAACGATATAAATTTTCTCTATCTTGCTTAGTAGGAGTTGGTGGCTCCCAAATATGTTGTGCTATATCGCAAGGTAATGTCTCACCTGAGCCAGCAATTAAAAACATTCCATTTTCAGAAATCTTTTTAACTTCTGGATGTGAATAAATTTTTCCATCAGCATCAGTTGTTTGACTATCAGCAACTATGAAGCAGCGGTCTTTATGCTCTAAACCAATTATTGTTGTCATTGTCCCCCACCTAGTTAGCCTCTGGTTACGACTCTTGCTCCTGCCTTACCAGATGCTGTAAGACTTGAGAGAATAGTTTGAATGTCTGGTGCTTCTTCCGCTGGAGGAAGAGCGCCTCCTACTGGCGAGGCTGCGGGAGCAGGGGACGGTTGCTCAACCATTTGTGCCTGACCAGCAGGAGGAACCTGTGGTTGTGCAGGAGCAGGCTCTGGGGCAAATACCTCAGCGATTGCTTCCTCTATTGTCGTCCCTTTTTGTCGCAGTTTAATTACATTTGCAATTTTCTTTACAATGTCACTTGGGTCTTGACCCTGTGCTGCCATACCAGGAATTGCTTGGCTATATGCTTGAATTGAAGATAATAGCGATTGACGCATATTTTCAATTTCAATCTTCTCTTGTTCTTGTCCGACGTTAACTGAGAATGGCATTTCACGCATAGCCATATCTTTAGAGATAAGTCCGCCACCTAATGCTTGTAGCATAAAGATTAATCCCTGGGCAGGATTCAAACCTGCAAGCATTCCATATCGAACATCGGCTGAGTAGTCGCCCTTGATGTCTTTTGATGGTTCGTAGGTAATCTCATATGGAGAGCCAGAATCTACGCCACGTATAGTCTTGGAGCCAGGGAATACTTTTTCGTCCACCTCAAAGCATATGCTGATTACTTCACGAAGCGCTGAAGCAAAAATTGCTTGAGCAGATTTAATTTGAGTATCAAATGCACCCATCAAAGCCTGTACGCCTTGACCAGTTACGATTGAAGCATCAATGTTTCCTGTGCGAGACTCAGGGTAACGTGAGCCTACACGAAGTTCTTGATTTAATAATGTTTGTTCTGTGAACGCACCTTGAGGTAGAGTAAGTTCTACACGGCGTACACCTGCAGGGTTGGCTGTGCGGATAATCGCATCGCCACCTAGTTGTAATTCATTTACATCGTTAGGAAGTACAATTGGAGACTGTACAGATTTCTCTGCTGCTTCCATTGCAAGCATAGCAAAACGATTGCGTAGTAATTGGATACCAAGCACATCATCAAATTGTCCACGAATATCATCGTCAACATTTGGTCGCTTGGCAACTACAATCATTAGTTTGTTAATTGGATTTTTAGCCCTAGATAAAACTAAGTTATCACGGCGTGGTACATAAACTACTGACTGGTCTTTATCGTAGTAGCGTATGATTTCAATTAATGCATTTAGGTCTTGGTCATATCCCATAGGCCCAAGCAGTTGACGCTCATACTCTGGGAACTGAGCAGTTAACTCGCCCAATGTTAGAGAGTATAATTTAGCAAATGCAACACAACGTCCATAGCGGTCAAATTCAGGATATGCCATCCTAGAGTTTTCTATGCGTATGCGAGGCATCTGGTTTTCTTCATCGAGTTCAATTACGAACGCAGTGAAACCGTAGGTTATATATCTATCCGCTCCTGAGTACATTTGTACCGCAAGGTCAGAGTGATTAAAATAGTTAGAAGCAATGCGAGTGCGCTTATCAGCAAAAGCACGGGCACGGTCAGAAACAGAATTCGCCGCAGAACAGTTGACCGCTGGCAGTGGCGCCATAACCTCAGAAAGGTCCCTGGCAACAATATCAATAAAATTTGCAACGACATTTGCGTCTACACCCTCTGGAAAAAAGTCAGGATAAACGTCGGCGATTTTGCCTTGACGTACAGCAAGTACATCTCCAGCACGAGCATCACGCTCTGCAGCACGATATTTGAGTGAATCAACTCGTGCAGCGATTTGTCTAATGTCTAAAGCCATTTATATCCTAACGATTAAAGGAAAGTTATTTATCTAGCCCGCATATTGCTATTAATTTTAACGGTTGGAGATTTAGGTATATTACCAAAAACATTTCGTACTTGTCTAAGAGCCGCTACTTCTTTTGC